TCGACTCCACGGTGCTGGCTCTGGCCATCCCCTCGCTGAGTGCGGACCTGAGCCCAACGGCCAGCCAGCTGCTGTGGATTGGTGACATCTCCACAAATTCCTGATTTTCCAACGAAAAGTGCCTGCGAATGCCCGGCGAGGGTACAGGATGGGTACAGTGCCTGGGGACGCAGAACGGCGCCCCACCACCCTCAATGGGTGGTGGGGCGCCATTGCGTTGCTGCGTCAGTCGCCCGTCAACGCCGGCTGGCTGAGGTTGGCGAGGGCTTCGGCGATCAGTTTCTGGGCCTGCTCGAGGTCCTGGCGCATCGTCTCAGCCCATGCAGGGTCGCATGAGGCTGGGTCTTCTGGCGTCCACTGGGTGAGTGCACGGGCGATGGCATCGGCGATCATCTGGCTGCCTCTAATGCTGTGACTCGCTCGTCGAGGCGGGTGTGAGCGCGCTCGGCCGAGGCGGTCAGGCTGCGGATGTCGTCGCGCATCCCGTCGATCTGGTCCTCGGCACGGCGGTCCCGTCTTTCGCGAGTGTCGCGCTCCTCGATCCGGGCGAGCTCGGCTGCGTCCATCCGTCTGAGGATCGTGTCTACAGCGTCTCGTACCTCGTCGAGGTCGTCACGGATGTGGGTGCCGTGACTGTTGGTGGTGGCATCCACTGCCTGCTCGGCAGCCTCTCTGGCTCCCTTGGCTCGGTCCCCTACCTCAGCAACCTGGGAGTGCAGGGCTCCGATCTGAGTCTCGACCCAGGCGCGCGCCCAGCGCACGCCCATCGTGGCCAGACCGATGACGGCCAGGATGAAGACGCCCGCCGCCGCCGCGACCTCTTGCGAGGAGAAGATCTCCACGAAGGGGTGCGACGGCATGACGGTGTTCATCAGAGCTCCGTCCCACCCTGGGCGCCGGCTGCGTGGCGGGGGGTGTAGTCGGTGCGGGTCTCGCCTCCGGGGGTAAGGATTCCGGCCCACTCGATCACGGTGATGCCGTGGATCTTGATGTGGGACAGGGCCTGGAACGCGAGCCAGGCGAAGCCGAGGAAGCGGCCGGTCTGGGCAGCCAGGGTCTCGACGGCCAAGGGGTGGGCACTGATTACCCACGCGCCGGTCGTCAGGATGACGGCGGCCACGATGACGAGGGTGACGCGGCGGCCCCGGGTCCACCAGGGGCGGTCCAGGGCCGCCTGAATGAGGGGCCACAGGATGCCCAGGATGACGGTAGTGACGAAGGGGTCAGAGACGAGTGCCTTCATGTGTGTTCCTTCCTAAATGAGTGGTCACCAGAGACGGCCGGAGCCAGACCTGGAGTTGTTGAGGGCCCGCTGGAGAGCGCCAATGGTCGCTGGGCCTGCCTCACCGTCGACCCAATCCGCGTAGTCCCAGCCGTCGGGCAGGTACTCCTTGTGCCAGGCGATGATGAGGTACTGGAGCGTGCGCCACGTGTCCGGGCCGAGCACGCCGTCGACGTCGAGCGCCGGAGCGTCGTTCAGGGCGACCTGCGTGTCCGCCGGGACAGCCGAGTTCAGGAACGCCTGGAGCCGCTCAATCGCCGGGCTGCCGTCGTCGTCCAGGGCCCCGTCAACGGGCGTGCCCATGACCTGCTGGAGGCGACCAATCGTCGCGGGCCCGAAGACCCCGTTGCAGACAAGCTCGCCCTGGCCGTCCGACCGATTCCACTTGCCGGTGTAGGGGCTCGCCTGCGCCGCGGACGCGGACGGGGCATTGACGTGGCCGCCGCCGACCATCCGGTCCCAGGTAGCGCGGTCGCGAAGCCGGTTGAAGTCCAGTGCCCCGCCGTAGCCGGCCAGGCGCCCCCGCTGGGAGTACTGGTGAACCAACGGCTGCCCCCAGAACCGAAGCGAGGGGACGGCCGGGTCGATGTAGCCGATGTAGGTGGTGTTGTAGTTCGTCGGGTCGGCGTACCACAGTGGGTACCTCGCGGCGACGGCCGCCCAGCCGTAGCCGCTAAGGACCGAGTCGTTCATGTAGATGCCCGGCGTCGTGCCGGTAGCCGCTGCGACGGCGTCGAGCCACGCCAGCGCCCACTGCGGCCCCTGGGCCGGGGCGTCGTCCTCCCAGTCCAGCCACAAGGTAGCCCTCCCGAGATAGGGCTTGGCAGCGGCCAGGAAGTACCGCACCTGGTCGGAGACGTCGCCGGGACGCGCGAAGTGATAGAGCCCCAGCCTCTTGCCGCTGCTCAAGGTCGCCTGGGCCTGCGCGCCCAGGAACGGGTTGGTGTACCCATCGCCCTCGGTGCACTTCACGATGACGAAGTCCGCCCACAGGCCCGCGAGGTTGGCCTCCTCCTGGTAAGAGGAGACGTCAATACCGTGAGCATGAGCTGGCGCCGACGGCGTCGCCCGTGTGGGCTTGGGTGTTGAGGTCGTCTTGGCGAACTCCGGCCACTGGGCCAGGAACCGGTCGCTGTTGAAACGATGACAGCTCGTCCAAGCCCCCGAGCTGGTGTACGGGTGCGAGGAGTAGGGGACGGTTCTGGTCTCAACCCCGGTCTGATCGCCTAGGACACCATCGTCTGATCCGTCCTCGGCGATCCAGGCTTCGCTGAGGAGGTCGTTGGCGGCGTCGGTGATGATGACGACATGCTTCTTGCCTCCCTCGCTGGCCACCGAGAGGACAACGTCGCCCGTCTGGAAACCACCATCCGGGTAAAGGTTGGCGTCCTCCCAGGGCACCTCCTGGAAGCCTCTGGCCTCCAGGCCGCCCCGCATATTGCCTGTCCAGAAGTCATCAATCTCGAGCAGAGCCTTGTGTCCCCAAGGGACACCAAAAGCATCGTGCAAACCATAATTGACGGCCCCGCACACCAAGCTGGAGCAGTCGGCGTTCTGTGGGCTCTTGACGTGGCCCTCCCAGTCCGCGACCGAGTACCACGTCCTGCGGTCCGGTTGCGAGTAACCAACATCCTCCACATCACAGATACGACGTGCGATGCGGGCTGCGACTGACGCGACAGACATGCGAATCCTTCCTGATTCTGGGTACAGAAAACCCGCCACCAGATTGGCGCGGGGAGAGTTGACTGACTGGTTGTCAGTAGCCGATGGCTTGCCACATGAGTGAGTGTACGGTGGATTGCTTCTCGCCGGGAAACATTACTCGAAACCCGGTCCTGTCTAGCCTGTCTACCATGGGTACAGCATTAGAGATGAATTTAAATTTCCCGCTATTGTTGTATAGTTTGGTGATGTTGATTGTTAGGCAGGCCTTTGGGAATGGCTGTGGGAACGGTTGGAATGAGAAGAATCCGGCTCCGTTTGCGTGTCCGTATGTTCCGTTGGAGAGTCGACCAGTTTGCAGGATCATGATTTCGTTCGGATCTGGCTGGCTGTAGGTGATTCCGCTGTCTCCGGTCTGTTGGGTCTCGATGCGGAACCGACTGGTTCCTGCCCAGCGAAGACCATCCCACACCAGAAGCGCTCTGATGTCTGAGCGCCACACGAAAACTGGGTTGCTCTCAGTGATCTTAACTCCGGCAGCCTTGAGGGCATTGATGTGCTGGATAGCGGCTGTCTCCGAGTCGCAGGCTTTGACTGAAGGGACGGACTGAGAGAAGTCCAGAAGTGACTGGCGGGATGCTGGCTCGCTCCCATTTGGCACCAGATGGCCTCTGACGTCGATCGATGGCATATGCGGCTACTCCTGTCCTTCTGCGGATGAGGTTGCGGGTTCTGTTGACTCTGGCTCGTCTGCACGAGTGTTTTCGCCCGCATCGGATTTTGGTGTTTGTTGGAGCTTCTCAATGATCTCGGTGACGAGCTCGAGTGCGCCGGTCTCGTGCCAGTAGATATGAGCAGGAACGTCAGCGACAACGACGCCGCACAGGCCGCACACCGACCAGCCGCCGCTCATGACTCAACCTCGCACTCCAGGGATAGCACCATCGATTCGCCTTGCCCGCGGATACCGCCGTAGACGGCGCCCACCAGAGCGATTCCCTGACCAGCAAGTAGGCCGGCCGCGAGCGCGGTGACGTCGATGGTGCTGGTTTGGTTGCTGGTGATGGTTCCGGTGACTTGGGGACCTGTGGGTTGGGGGCCGGCGTCGGTGTAGGTGGCGCACTGGAAGACTGCGTTCCAGGTGCTGGGGTTGGCGCCGTTGCCGACTGCGGTGAGGATGGCCCGGGTGATGCTGGCGGTGCCGATGGCGGGGATCTGTTGGCCGTAGGTGGCTAGGCCTGTCAGGGTGCCGGTGCCGGCGTCTCCTTGGCTGAGGTCACGAGGGTGGCCGACAATCGCGGCGCCGAAGCGGTTCCACCCGGTTGGGGCATGGGTGCCGGTCCAGATGGGGTGGGCGGTGCAGGTGACGGTGTTGGTGGTGGCCTCGGGTGGGTCGAAGGACATCGGGCCGGTCTTGGGGGCTGGGGCTGGGCCGAGGACGTGGATCGGGCGTCCGGTGTCGGGATCGAGGAGGACGTAGGCAGTTTCGACGCCTGTCCAGGTAGAGGCGGTGGCCGGCAGGGTGATGCCCGCGGAGCCGAGGAGAGAGACGGTGACTGTGGTGCCGCCGTTGGCGACGTCGAGCACGCGGGCGACGGCGATCATGGCGCGGTCGGATCCTGGGCGTGGTCCTTCGTCTGCTGGGATGGAGGTGAGGAGGTCGAGGATGGGCAGGCTCATGCTGTGGTCACCACCTCGACGTCCGAGCGTGACGTCCCGCTGTAGACGAGGGGGACCTCGGTTGAAGTGACGATTCCCCACTGGGTGATCGTGGCTGCGCCGTCGATGTTGGCGGTGATGAGCTCGACCGGGGTGTCCAGAGTGAGAGTCGGGTTCGGTGCATGGGTGACGGGGACAGTGGTCTTCTGCCTGACCGAGGTTGCGAGCATCGTGGTGGCGGAGTTGAGCGCCGACTGTTTGGAGGTGATGAGGGGCGAGCTGAAGAACTTGGTGACGATGCCGTAGGGGCCGGAGGTGCGCAGAGGGCCGGTGGTCTGGTCGATGATGGCCTGGAAGCGCGGCTGCCCAGCATCGTCCTGCTCCTGTCCCCGGGCGACGATGCGGTTGAATATCCCGGTTCGAGATCCCTGGCGGGTGACGCCGATGACGGTGCCGGCCTCGCCGTCGGTCAGGGTTGTCTCCGGGCGCTCGGTAATAGCCGGAACGGGCGGGAGGACGTAGAGGACCCCATCGGGGCCCTCGCGCAGGCGGGCCGGCCAGGCGTCGGCGATCTCGTAGGCGGCGTCGATGCGGGACTCTCCCCAGGACATAGAAGGGCAGGGCCGGTTGGTGAGAGCGTCACTGACGATGACGCCCATGTGGCCTCCGACCAGGCGGCGCAGCTCGGAAGCGAGTGTGCCGCCCGAGTAGGGGACGGTCGGTGAAGTGAGGCGGTCGTCCTCAAGACGCTGTAGCAGCGACTTGCCCGTGACGCGGATGTCGGTTGCCCCGACCTCCCACTGGGTGATGAGGAAACGGCCGAGGGGGATGTCCCACCGGTCGGTGGAGACGAGCGAGGCGACGGTCACCTGCACGTGGAGGACCTGTCCCATAGTCGCGAGCGGGGAGTCCGGCGCGAGCGGGGTCCAGTCGCGAGCTCCTTCATCTTGGCCGACGCCGCCGATCCTGGGCACTGTCAGGCTCAGGGTGCCCTGGACCTGCTGACTGGTCGTCCAGGTGACGGAGCCAGCCTTGACGGGCACCCGGCCCAGCCAGGTCTGGCCGAGCCATGAGTCCACGCGAGCCTCCCAGGCGAACGCGCTACTCAGGGCGTCGGCGGGAATCTTGGGGCGCTGGAGCACTGGTTACCGGACCTCCTGCCAGATTGTGGCGTCGAAGTCGTCCCAGGACAGGCCCATGGCGTCGAGGCGTACCCATGTCAGAGCCGCCGCGTCGAAGTCGTCCCAGACGGACAGGCCGACGATGCGCTGCGGCTCCGGGACCGAGCAGATGGTTCCTTTGATGGTCCACGCCCGCTCCGCCTGATCCTGGCGGGGCGTACGCGCCTGCGACACCGAAGTCAGAGCCATGACCGTCGTCAACGGTACGTCGCAGACCCCGCGGCGGCACTGGAAGCACCTGGCAGGATTGTGGAACAGGAGCACGATAGATGGGCGGGCGGCCAGAGCTGTCATTGTCTGCGTGTGAGCCCCGCTCGTGCGGGCCGTCAGCGAGACTGTGCCAGCCCCCATGACTGGGGCGAAGACCATCACCGGGGTTGGGCGCCCAGGGATCTCGTGAGCGGTGATCCGCTGGTCCGGCGCACGGGAGTCGTCTCCCTGCCAGATCAGATCCAGGCGGCCGCCTCCGAGGACGTCGGTCATCAGAGCCCGGCCTGACCACGGGCGTGTTACCGGCGTCGACTCGACCGTCTGCCCGTCCCAAGGCCGCACGATGCGGTACGTCAAAGGCGTGTTGACGGGTGCGAGTGCGTCACCGAGCACCAGCTGGGAGTCGTTGCCCATACTGCCGCTGCCACGCACCGTCCAGGAGAACCCGTTCGGCGTGTGGCCGGTGACTCTCACCTGGGTTCCCGATCGTGCGTAGAGGCCAGGCACGATCACCTGCACGACTGGGGCGTCGCCGTCGGGGATGATCGCGGTCAGGGTGAAGATCGGCCACCGGCCGACCTCTTCACGCGACGTAGAGCCTCCCGGCACCCCGGTCCAGGAGTGGACCAGTGCCTTCCCGGTGTCGCCGATCCTGACCGGGCGGGTGTCGCCGTCGAAGAAGGAAGTGTCCGATACGTCCCTCTGCGTGTCCCCGAGCTGGAGGATCGTGTTGTCTGCCCAGAGGGTCTGGGTGGTCTCGTCCACCACCTCGACGCGGGTGAATGTCACCCCTGCCGCGAGAAAGACGACCGGGTAGACGACCTCGACGCCGTCTTCAGCCAGGGTCTCGGCTGAAGGGATGGTGACGGAGTCCTGATAGGTAGCCTCGGAATCCGTCAGCCCCTGGAAGCCCCTGGCGAGGTAGGACTTCTTCAGAATGCCGTCGACAGTGACACCATAGAAGCCGCCTCGCTGGACGAGGGTTCCAGCCACGGTCGTTGAGGCGCTCCACGACAGGCCCAGGGTGTGGCCGGCGACAGCCGCCGCTGGGACACCCATGCTGAGAGTCCCGGTGACAGTCGCCTTCCCATCAGACACATCGGCCCCTGCTGGCACGACCCAGGCCCCGGCGGCGACCCCGTCAGCGGCCTGGACCGCCGCTCCCAGCTCCCACGCGTCCCGAGATGAGAGCGGAGGATAGGCGGCAGCCACGCCGCCGGTTGAAGCGGACAGGGCAGCCTGTACCGTAGTGGCGCCAGCCGGTGCCTGCGCGGTCACGACGACTCGGCCCGTGCGCCCGGAGGGAGCGGACGCCCTCGGTGCCGGGCCGTCCGTGCCGGCAAACCGCAGACACAGGTCCACCGGGGAATCGCCGGCAGTGATGTCCGCAGCCAGAGACACCCACTGGCCCGGGGTCACCGGTGTCGAGTCCGAGGACACCGTCCACGAGGTCGACGACGGGATCACCCGCATCCGCCCGGAGTCTGCGGAGATCGTCGCCTGCTCGGCAGTCCAGCCGGCCACTCCGCTTCCGAATGCTCCGTTGAGCAGGAGGTTCGTCCGGGTCATCAGCGTCGTCCCCTTCCCAGAGTCCGTGCGCGGCGATCCAGGACCCCGGCGGCGATAACCTCAACATGCGCGTCCAGCGCTGTGGAGTCATCGACGACGAGGCGGACCTCAGTTCCGTCCAGACCTGCCAGCAGAGCCTCGTTCGAGGCCCCCTGGGCGGCGAGTTTGGAGACATCCGACCACTGCCGTGCGGTCAGGACCGCCTCCCGGCTGCGGGTCTGGTTGACCGCGGTGTGCGCACCCGGGGGCAGCCAGCCGCCGGCGTCGTACTTCCGGGCGCCGCCGTAGCGGCCGACCGTGGGAGAGCCCCAGATGGAGATCTCACGGCCGGACAACCCCTCCCGAGGCTCCTCAACCATCTTGCCGCCGCCGGCGAAGATGGCGACGTGGTGCGCCGGTGAACCCCAGAACAGGAGATCGCCAGGCACGGCCGCGTTCCATGAGATCGGCGTCGACCCGGACTGGTATCCGGCCGCAGTCAGCCTCGGCCAGCCCAGTCCGAGCTGCTTCGCAGCCCAGTAGACCAGACCGCTGCAATCCAGACCCGGCGGAATCGAGCTGCCACCCCAGACGTAGGGCACACCTATTGCCTTGCGCGCGGCCCCGACCAGACCGGAGCCGCCAGACAGGCCTGCCGCCTCGGTCTTGGACTTGAAGAGGCCCTTCAGCGACTCGAACCACAAGGGCGGCATCGCGCCCACCGTCTGCGCCCAGAAGCTCGAGCCGACAGACTTGAGGAGCTCCTTCGCTGGGGAGATCACCAGGTCAGTGACCGCACCGATCGGGTCGGAGACTATGTCCGCGACCGCCGAGGCCGTGTTCTTCACCCAGCTGATCGACGAGGACACCGATCCCTTGACGCGGTCCCAGATACCTCCCTTGGCGAAGGCGACCTGACCACGTCTCGTGCCGGTGTCACCGACATTGGCCAGGCCCTTGCCCCGAGAGGCGTTGACCCGATCCAGCCAAGGCTTGCCGCCCAGGGCCCGCAGCGAGTCCGGCCGGATGATCCCCTCTCCGCCCGACAAGCGCAGGGAGCCGCCGCCGTCGGGTGAGAAGAAGGTGAACACATCCCTGCCCGGGGTATATCCGGGCGTCATGGTCTGCCACTGGCCACCCGAGGCGTACCCCGGGATCATGCTCACGCTCGGCAGGCGCAATGACAGGCCGACCTTCTCAGCGATCGTGTCGAACGCCTTCTTGATGCCGTCGCGATAAACCGTGCCGATCACGAAGTTGATCGGTGTCGCTGCGGCCCCCTTGATGGCGTTCATCGCCGTCTGTACGCCCGACTTGAAGGTATCGAAACCAGACTTGGCGTTGTCGATCGCGGTCTTGATCTTCGGGAAGACGGTATTAGACAGGAAGTTCACGACCGTGGAGATTGTCGTGGAGATACCCTGCCAAACCGGCTTGACGACGTTATTCCAGAGGAAGGTGAAGATCGGCGCCAGGACGTTCGAGATGAACGCCCACAGCCCCAGGAGCGCAGGCTTGATAACCCACTCCCAGGCGGTCTGGATCGCAGCGCCGATGAGCCGGAAGACGGGCTGCACGACGTTGGCCCACAGGAACTGGATGATCGGTACAAGCACCCCGGTGATGAACGACCACATAGCCGACAGAGCCGGGGAGATGACGTTGGCCCAGGCTGAGGAGATGAAGCTGGAGACAGCTGACCACACCGGCTGAACCACGCTGGTCCAGAACTCCTGGAGCGCGGGCGCAAGCGTGTTCTTGACCCACCCCCAGAACGCCGACAGCGCCGGATAGATCACCGAGTTCCAGGCGTCTGAGATCACCGAGGAGATCGACTGCCACACGGGCTGGACCGTGGTCCACAGCCCCTGCAGCGCCGGCACCAGGGAAGTCGTCAGCCAACCCCACAGGGCAGACAGGGCCGGGTAGATCACCGAGTTCCAGGCCGTAGAGACCACCGTGGCGAACCCGTTCCAGAGAGGCTGGACCACGTTCATCCAGAGGAACTGGAGCACCGGGATCAGCACGTTCGAGATGAACGCCCACAGTCCGCTCAGCACCGGCGAGATGACGCTCGTCCAGGCCGTAGAGACCACCGTGGCGAACCCGTTCCAGAGAGGCTGGACCACACCGGTCCAGAAGTCCGCTAGCGCCGGCGCCAGGGTCCCCGTGACCCATGACCAGAGGTCAGACAGGGCCGGCAGGATGACGTTGGTCCAGGCGTTCGAGATCGCCTCCCCGGTCGCGATCGCCCCCTCACGCAGGGTCAGGAGGAAGTCGACGAACGCAGAGTCCTCCTCCAACCCGAACAGGTTCCCGTCAAAGTCACCCTTCGACAGGAGATTCCAGACCGACTGGATACCAGGAAGCAGAGTCCCGGAGATCCACTCCCAGACAGCCGAGATGGCCGGCTGAATGTGCTGCTGCCATATCTCGACGACAGTCCTGCCGAGCTCCTGCACCTTGAGGCGGAAGGCCTCGTTCTTCTTGTACAGGAGCACCAGGCCGGTGACCAACAGGGCGATCGCGGTAATGACGAGACCGATGGGATTGGCTTTGAGGGCTGCGTTCAGTCCCTTGGTTGCAAGCGTGGTGCCTTTGATCCAGGTGATGACCGAGGTGAGAATAGAAAAGCCCGCGTACGCGGCGACGGCGACACCCACGCCGATGGCGAGGGCCTGCATCTCATCCTTGTGCTGCTTGATCCAGGTGACCGAGCCGCCGATGGCGTCGGCCATCCACCCCATCAAACCCGTGATGGCAGGCTTGACGTAGTCGATGAGGTCCTTGATCGCGCCGACGACGGTGGCCTGCAGGTTGCCTGCGGCGCCCTCGATGGTCTTGGTGGACCTGGCGGCCGCGACCGCTGTCTCGTCGGAGCCGAGCTGGAGGATCGCGGCGTTGAACTCGTCAGCCGAGATCTCCCCTTTCTGCATCGCGTCCCTGAAATTGCCGGTGTAGGCGCCCATATCGAGCAGGGCCTTCTGGATTTTCCCAGAAGCACCAGGAATAGCGTCGGAGAGTTGATTAAAATTTTCCGTCGTCAGCTTTCCTTGTCCGGCGGTCTGGGTCATGACCATTCCGACGGACTTAAAAGTGTCTGCATTTCCGCCTGCCACTGCATTCAAATTGCCTGCGGCTTCTGCAAGCTTATCGAATCCGTCGACGCCGTTTGACGCCAGCTGCGCGGTGATCTGCTGAATATCGGCCAAGTCGTATACGGTCTCGTCGGCGTACTTCTGGGCCGACTCCTTGAGCCGGTCAATGGTCGAGGTGTCCAGGCCGGAGAACTGGAGCGTGGAGACGAACTTGTCGGTGGCGTCGGATGCCTCAATGGCCTCTGAGGCGAAGCCGCCGATGCCGACGGCCGCGCCGAGGGCGAGCATTGGAGCGATCGCTGAGCGGGCCAAGGAACCGATGGAGGAGACCTTGGTGCCCGTCTGAGCGGTGGCCGCGCCGGCCTTCTCTGCGGCGGTGTCGACATGGTCGAGGTTGGTCGCGTACGTCTTCAGCGCGGGGTTGGCCTCGGCGACCTCACGCTTGGTCTTGCCCGTCTTGGAGGCCAGGGCGCCGACGGCCTGGTCCGTGTCGCGGGCGGCGGTCTCGACTTTGCCCATGGCCCGGGAGTGGTCGGCTGCGGCCTGGTCCGCGGCCTTGTTCGCCGCCTTGGAACGGTCCAGCGCCTGGGCGTAGCTTTCCTCTGCGCGTGCGATCTGGGCGGTGTTGCCTGAGGAGCGGGCCTGGTGGAGGCTGTTCTCCGCAGTGACCAGGGACTTGGCGGCGGCCTCCTCGCGGCTACGTGCCTGCGCCAGGTTGCCCGAGGATGCCGCGACCTCCTTCTGAGCGGAGGCGAGTGCCTGGCCGGCGGCAGTTGCCTCCTGCTTGAGGCGGGCGGTGGTCTTGCCGAGTGGGTCGGCGAAGGAGTTGGCGATGTCGGCGCCGGTGGAAGAGGTGGTCTTCTTGAAGGCGTCGGCGAAGGAACGAGCTGCCTCATTGCCGGCTGTGGGCATCTGGGCCTTGACGTCGGCGTTGATCTCCTTGAGGAAGCCCTTCATGGAGGGGACGACGTCGACGAAGACGGTGCCTGCCTGGAAACCTGCCATGGGGGCACCACCACCTCTCGTGAGCTGCGTGGTGCCCCCATGGGGCGGGTTACTCGAGCGCCCAGGGGGTCAGGACGGCGATGACGTCGTTCGCGGCCGCCAGCGTCTGGGAGGTGCGCATTTCCTCGACGACGGCGGTCACGACGGGGACGGGCCGGGGGTAGGTCTCCTTGCCGCCGGCTGTGGAGATGAGGATGTCGGCGATGTCCTGGAGGATGCGGACCTCTGGGGTCTGACCGACCAGAGAGGTGCTCTCCTCCCCGACGTCGTCGTCCTCGTCCTCCTGGGTGAGGATCGTCTCGGCCATCAGCTCGGCCCGGTCGGTGTCGTTGAGGATGGCTGAGATGGTGCGCGAGTGGCTGGGCAGTCCGTCGATGAGGTCGAGCAGGAAGGTCCAGCGCCGCGCGCGGAACAGGGCCGGCATGTCCCAGCCCTGTTCCGCGAGGTCCTGGGTGATGGGCCTCCGGTACCGGGTCAGGCGGTCGCGGAGGCGCTGCCTTCCCCCTCGTCGCCCAGGAACGACGCGTAGTGCTTCCTGACCTGTGCGAGCAGGACTCGGGTCTTGCGGACGCTGAGGCTCTTGATGATGAGCTCGGCGTCCTCCTTGCTGAGCCACCGGCTCAGGGTCGCCTTGATCGACGTGGTCCCCTCAAGGTCGGCCATGAGGTTCTCGCTCTCCTCGACGCTCAGCGCGAATGGATCGGGGAAGGTAACGATCTTGGACTTGAGCCCGAGGGTGAAGGGTTCCGGGTCGGCGGCGCCGTCGATCTTCTCCAGGGCGGACAGGGTCAGGGTCGGCTTCGTGGTCATGGGTGATCTCCCTTGTGTGGTTGGTGGTCAGGACAGCGTGGTGAGGGCCTTGGTCGGAGCTGCCGGCACGGGCGGTGCGAGCGGAGCGGGCTTGGTGCCCGATCCGGCCTCGTCATCGGTGTCGTCGGAGACCTGCTCCCAGCCCGAGGCGCGCAGGGTGGTGATCTCGGCGGGGTCGTCGGTGACGCGCTCGAGGGTGAGGTCCTCACCGTCGTCAGTCGTGATGGTCTTGGTCAGTGCGGGCACGGGTTCCTCCTTGCGTGCGGGATCTCCCGTGTGGGGTGGTGGTCGAGCCGGCGGCCGGGGAGATCAGCAGCCGCCGGCTCGACGATGAGGCGAGAGGCCGGACTCAGGCGGCCTTCTCGAAGCCGATGGCGTCCAGGTGCTTGATCGCACCGGTGCCGCCCAGGTAGTGGCGGCAGGGCGTGCCCAGGACCTCATCGGAGAACACCGAGAACTCCAGGTCGAACTGGACCGGGTCAGATGACTTCCACGCCTCCTCGGGGATCGTGCCGAGCTTGACGCGGGGGAAGCCCCGGCCGACAAGCCACTCGTCGTCGGCAGGACCATCAGACATGATGGTGAGCAGCCGGAACTCCTCGAGCAGGGGCAGCGGGGCCTCGTCAAAGACGATCTCGCCGGTGTCCTTGTTGGCCTTGACCTGGGAGAGGTCGACGCCGTAGACGAGCTGCTGCAGGTGCTTGCGGTAGGGCTCGAGCACACTGAGCTTGACCGTCTTGGGCGCCTTGACCAGATCGGTGCGCACGGACTCGACGTAGCCGAGCGCCTCGACCTCCTCAACGCTGGCGTCGGCGGAGAACGTCAGGCCGTCCTTGGTCAGCAGGCCGACCGGCAACCAGCCGGTGGGCAGCTCCTCGAGCTGGCCGCCGGCGTCGGTCAGGGCCTCGGGCAGGTCGACGGTGGTAGGAGCCAGGAACGCGACGGCGTTCAGACCCTTGCGGACGTTGCCACGCCGGTTGTGCTTCTTCTTCAGCGCGGCGATGGTGGTGTTTGCCATGAGGCGGGTTCCTTTCGGAGCGGGGTCAGGTGAGCGGACGGTGAGTGACGGACAGGACCATCGAGACGACCTCAACCGCCTCGAAGTAAGGGCGCACCCCCAGGCAGCTCGTCACCTCCACGGAGTCCACGAAGCCCTCACTGGTCACCACCGGCGACTCACCCAGGGCGGACAGCAGACGCTCCGCGAGCGCGGTGGCGCCGTCCTGGCGGGGGCCGGTGGGGGTGGTGGCGTAGATGTCGATGCCGATGGTGTCGGTGCGGTCGACGTCGTCGGTGGGACCTGTGTTGAGGAGGTGGACGTGGGCCAGGGGCAAGGGCCCGGTGGTGAAGGCGGCGTCCAGGATCCTGGTGGTGGGAGCTGCGGTGGCCTGGGTGGTGGCGGCTCGCAGGACGGCGACGGGGTCAGTGAAGGTAGTCATCTGCGTCTCCTGCCTCGGGCGGACTTGGCGGCTGCGAGGAGGCCGAGCGTGTGGGCTCCGGGTACGGGAGTGCCGGCCTGGGTGGCGTGGCCGAACTCGGTGGCAGCGGCGTGGGGGACGTCGGCGATGACGCGTCCGGAGGCGCGGCGGCTGGTGCCGCCTCTGGTCTTGATGGTGGCGGTGGTGGGCTCGGTGTGGAAGGAAGCGGCTAGGGCTCCTGAGGCCCTGGGGGCGCGGCGGGCGGCCTCGGTGGCGACGTCCTGGCCGGCGGCGAGCATGGCCGCCTGCATCGGCCCGGAGACCAAGAGGGCGGCGATGCCAGCGCTGTTGGGCTTGAAGCTCGTGGACACGGCTCATCTCCTTGCGAGGGGGACGGCCAGACCCAGGGGGTAGGGGGCCGGAGTCGCCTCGACCGTCCACCTGCCCGCGAGCGCGTGGGTGGTGGGGACGGTGACGGTGTCACGTTGGCGGATCCGGGCGCCTGGCGGGGTGTAGAGGGTGGCGGTGTCGTCGGGGGCCTCGACGGTTACCCGGGAGGTCACGCCGGTGGCGTCCGAGCTGCCGGGGGCAAGGAGGCAGCCTTCGATGGTGACCGGGTCGCCCGTGGTGGTCAGGTAGCCGTCGGCGTCGCGGTGGGTGGGGCCGGTGACCTGGACGTCGACGACCCAGCTGCGAGGGAAGGCGTCGATGATGCTCATCGTGTGCCTGCAACCCAGACGTTGCCGTTTCGGCGGGGGCGGTACTGGCGGGCCAGGGCGATGTCATCGGGTGAGAGCATCGCCTGGCCGCCGATGGTCCAGGACGCGAAGGTCGCGGACTGGGAGAAGGGGCCGGTGGTTGTGCTGGCCTGGGTGGCGCCAGCGGCGGCCTTGGGATCGATCTTGAGGATCCGGGCTACGGAGTCGGCGATCTGGGCGGCGACGACGTCGGGGACCTCGGTGTAGCCGGCCTGGTAGGTCATGGTGACGAACCGGTCCGAGGGGAGGTCCACGTCGACGTAGCCGTGGCGGAGGGTGAACGGTACGGGCTGGGCGTCGTCGTCGACGACGGAGGTGACGGCGATGAGGGGGAGTCGTTGGGGGCGGGCGTGACGCCCGTTGACCTTGACCCGGTGGGTGTAGGTGACCGGGGTGAAGGTGGTTCGGGCCTCCTGGCAGAACTTGGCCGACAGGATGGTCAGCAGGTGCTCGGCGCGCTTGCTCTCCTCGTCGGTCAGGTCCCGTCCGAGTGCCTGGGCCACGGCTTCCTTGGTCGCGAGCTTCACGGTTTCCCCGCCCCCTCTCCGTCGTCTCCTCGTTAGGTTGTCTTGCCGACCTTGGGCGGCTTCTGCGGGGCTGGGTCGGTGCCGGCGTCCGGGTCGTTGTCCGGGGACTCGTCCTCGCTGGCCGGGGCGGTGGGCAGTGCCTGCTCGTCGGGGATCTGCTCGACGTAGCCGGCGCCGATGAGGCCGGTGGCGACGGTGTCGACGACGTCGAAGATCAGCCCGTTGTCTCCTTTGACTCGCATGTCACGCCGCCTTGAAGACCTGGACGGCGGTGGGGCGCGTGATCTTGCCGCCGTAGACGTGCAGGCCGCGGACGCGGTCGGCGAACTTGTTCTCCGCCCGCATGGACTCGGTCTTGTTGACCTGTGAGATGAAGGCCAGGGACGGCGTGTAGATGCCGGCCGCGGTGGGCTTGGAATCGTCGACCCAGGGGGAGACGACCACGTCGAAGCCGAGGAGACGGCCGATGATCGCCTCGCGCAGGCCCTCGGTGGTGTTGGACTTGTCGAAGGCGGTGAGCTTCGAGCCGTCGGAGAGGAGGAACTCCTCGAAGGCGGCGTTGACCAGCAGGGCCCGGTTGGCCTGGGGGACCTTGGCCGACGTCAGCCGGCGGCGCAGGCCACGGACAATGTCGTAGGCCGTCTCCCAGTTGGTCGGCGTGGTCAGGCCGGTGGCGGCGGTGCCGCTGGTCAGGGTCATGGTCGTCAGGAAGGTCTCGGCGTCCTCGACCAGGCCGGCGGCCGCGGACTCGGAGTACTTGTCCATGACCGGCTGGTTGGCCTGGGCGGCGTCGATGTCGTCGACGATGAAGTCGAAGGACTTCTCCTGGTCGACCTTGATCTCGATGCCGGTGTCGGAGACCTCGTCCGGCGCGGTCGTGCGCGGCAGGGTGCCGCCTCCACCGGGCTTGGTGACCACACCCGTCTTGTAGTCCTTGACCTGGATGTCGACGATGCCGGGGATGTGGACGGTGTTGCCGGCCTTGAGGTCGCCCTCGTAGTCGCGGTTGGCCAGGCCGGTCAGGACCGCCTTGTTGCGGAAGTTCTCCAGGATGGAGGCCGCCCATACCTCGGGGATGAAGTGGCTGGTGGACACTGTGGCTCCTTTATCGGGAAGGGGGCGTCAGGAGACGCCCATGATCTGGTTGAGCTGCCCGTCGCGGCGGGCCTTGTTGATCTGGGCCGGCGTCATCGCCTTGAGGTCCTCGCGCGTCAGCTGACGGGGCCCGGTGACGTTGTCCCCGCGCTGGCCGGCGTCCGCCGAGGAGGTGGAGGCCGGCGGGGTGAGGGGGCCGCGCCAGGCGAGCAGGCGATCAGCGGAGGCGGTGATCTCCTCCTGCGTGGTGCCGGTGAGCAGATCCACGTCAACGCCCTTGGTAGCTGCGATACGGGCCTTGAGGGAAGCGGTCTCAGCGGCGGCAGCGCGCTTCTCAGCGGCCTCCTTGGCCTCCAGGAGCTTCTGCATCTCGCTCTTGGACTGCTCCTCGATCGCGTCGAGCCGCTTGGCTTTGTCCGCGTTGGCCTTCGCCCGGTCCTCGTTCTGCCGGGACAGGGCCTTCCACTTCTCCGCCTCGGCCTTCCAATCGACCGTTGCGGTCTCCTGGGGCGCCTGAGCGGAGGGGCTGGTGCCGGTGGTCTCGCCTGCGCTCTGGACGGCGGGCTCCGTGGCCGTGCCGTTAACGGCCTGACCAGCAGGTGGGGTGGGGGTGGTGACGTGCATGGTGGTTCCTTCCCGTTTCGGGCATGACAAAGGCCCCTGCCGTTTCGGTAGGGGCCGGTGGTGGGCGCCCGCGAGCGCGAGCAAGTTTGTGGGCCGAGATGGAGCTCAGCGGCTGGAGGCGGCGTTGCCTCGGGGCAGCGATGAAGGCGACTGGGAGACCCGCAGTGCTTTCGCACCCTGGTGGGACGCCTGTCGCCTTCAGCAACAGAATATCACCGGTGCTCGAAGGCCGCCACCGTGCCGTCGTGGCTGATGACGATGACGCGGGTGATTCGTGTCTGCCCGCGAAAACGGCGCTCGATCTGCTCGATCGCGACCTCATCGGAGAGGCCGCAGCGGCGCAGGTCGATGACGAGGCGGGACGCCTGCTTGCGTGCCTTCTTGAACTGGTCGGAGATCGTGTTCTTCTCGGAGGCGCCCCTGGGGGCCTTGAACTCCCAGATCTCGCCGTCTATCTCGACGTCGGGGTTCTTGACCCCAGGGGTGTTGTCGACCATGCGGAATCGAACTGTGTGGCCGAGGTCGGCCAGGGCCTGGGCAGTGCGTACCTCGTGGTCCTGGAGGATCGTTCCTTCCGGGACGTCGACCTTCCCGCTGCCTCCGGGGCGAAGCCACCTGGGCTCCCCGGCGCTGCGGGGACTGGCGTGCGCGCCCGTCGTCGACGCCTTCGGTGCCGGGGCCCTGCGGCGGTCCTGTCTCGTCTCCTTGAAGGAGATGACCGGCCCGTACTCGCCGTGCTCGGTGGTCAGGATGATGTCCTTGTACTCCGGCAAGCGGCCACCCCGGTCGGAGGCTCCGGTGCGGGCCTCGACAGCCTTGTGGGCGGCCTCCAGGGTCTCCTCGTCGATGACCTGCTCCACAGCCATGCCCGCGGGCAGGGGACCGACGTTGCAGTCGCACCCCGGATGGATGGGTAGCAGGTTCTCGACGTGGTAGCGCTGAGTGGAGGCGATGACGCACAGGGCGCAGTTCTCGCGGCCGGTCAGAATGCGCCGGTAGTACCGGCCGCCGGTGGCTCGCATCGTGTCGCGGGACTGGACGCGCTTGGCGTTCTGAAGGTCCCCTCCGATGAGCTGCGTCAGCCGCAGCCCTCCGGCTGAGACGGCCTGGTCGAGCGTCTTGCCCCTGGACAGTGCCGTCCACGTGGTCATGCCCGGGCGACGGTAGACCTTCAGCGGGTCCACGCCGCGCATCCCGGTGACCGCCTCACGGTCGATGGCGGGGACGGTGACCGTGAGCCCGAGCTCGCTGGCACAGCCAATGAGGTAGGCGCGGGTCAGCTCGGCGGTCTGGAGCTGGCCGGCGATCACCCTGGGGGCCAAGGCCTGCGCCAGGGCCTCGACGGCCTCGTCCCGGTAGTCGGGCATTGACGCCCACATCTGGGAGGCGAAGGCTGTCAGATCCTGACGGATCTCGTGGACCGCGGCGTCGTAGGCGCGTGCCAGAGCGTCGAGGCGGTCCAGGTCAGCCATGCCCGCCCCCTACGTCGTCGCTCAGACGGTTCGCCGGCTCGGGAGGCCAGGCGCGTCCGCGTTCCCGATCGGCTGCATCTCCTCCGACGTCGTCGGTGGCGGCTGGGTGGTCAGATTGAGTGCCAGCGCGAGTTGCTCCTCCGCGCGCCTCTGCTTGTCCTGGGCGATCTGCTCGGGGCTGTAACCCAGGATGTTCTCCTGGATCGTCTCCAGGGCCTCGCCGGCGGCCTTGGCCTGCGCCGCGGCCGCGTACCGCTCGGCCATGGTCACGGTGGCCGGTGGCGCGAACTTGACCTCGACCGTGTCGCCCGCCAGGGACTCGCCCTCGACCTGCAGGGCCTTGACGAGCATCACCGCCAGGGCCGGTTTGAACCGCAGGATGCGATCCTGGGCCTTGAAGACGAGCTGCTGCATCGGCTGCTCGGCTCCAGAGGCGGACTGGTTGGCGGCGTCCGGAAGCATCGCCGAGACCGGGGTGTGGGTCTCGGCGGCGAGCTCGCGCCAGTCATCCTTCACCGCACTGAGCATCGGGGTCAGGTCAACGGTCTGCGACTCCCAGATCTCGACGCCAGGAGGCAGCTCCCACAGCGCCCCCGGGCCCGGCTCGAACATCTCCTGGTAGTCGATGTCGTCTCCGTCGGCCCCCTCCTCGGGCAGACCCGCACCAGGATCCGTGGAGGTGGTCTTAAGGGCCCGCTGCCGGTAGGTCTGCATCGCCATCGTGACCAGGCGGTAGAGGATCCCAGTGTTGATGCGGTCGATGAGGCCGGTGTGAGCCTCGAACTCCCCCATACTGTCCTTGTTGCCCAGCAGCACGATCGGCGGGTCACCGTCGTAGACGTCGAGGCCGTCCAGGTCCCACTTACCCTGCACACGGCTGATGAGCTGGTTACGCTCGTTGTAGACGGACCGGGAGTAGGTGGCCTTGACCCCGTCAACCCAGACGATCATGTGGTCGACGCCCTCGGACACGGACCGCCAGACCTTGACCGCCGCGAGCGCCTTCCACGGGCGGACGGGGTCGGGCTCGGCGTAGAGCTGCTCGGGCATCTCCCGGGTGATGACGGCCTCGCCGTTGTCGTCTCGGGTGACCAGGAGGTAGCCGGTGCCAACGGTGAAGGCGTCGCGGGCGGCGTCCTTGAAAGCGACGTCGAGCCGGTTGTCCCGCCAGATACGTCGGGCCCGGACAGCTCGGGGGCCGTCGGGGGACTCTCCGACCAGGATCCCGTTGGGGATGAGGCGCTCGACGAGGGTATCGACGATGAGCGCGCCGGCGTTGGCCAGGGCGCGTCGCTGGAAGGCCTCCCAGGACTTGCGCAGGTTGGGGCCCATCTCCGGCAGGGGCGCGTTGCCCGCGGTGTAGCCGCGCAGACGGTCCACGCGGGGCCGTGCGGCGTCCATCCGAGAGGTCAGGAAGGTGACCCACTGGTCGAGCGTCTTGCTCATGGTCCTCCCTGTCATCCGTAGAGCCGGCGGGGCTTGCGTCGTCGCTGCGGGCGGGTGGCGCCTTTGCCGACGGCGTCCAGGCCCGCTCGGTAGGCGAACATGGCGCCCCAGGCGGCGTCGATCTTGGAGTAGTCCTGGTCATCGGCCGGCTTGGTGAGCACGTAGCCGGCCTGGCGTGGTGAGCGCCTAGCGTTGAGGAAGTGAGCGGTCATCTGCGGGTCACCGTCGTAGGTGACGCGACCCTGCTGGATGGCGGAAAGCAGCTGGGCAAAGGCCTCGCAGGTGGCTGAGACATTGCGCTGGGGGTAGCGGATAGGCTCGGCGGCGCTGATGCGGGCACGCAGGCGACGCGAGTAGGCGGCCTCCCAGGTCTTGACGTCCTGCGCCCACCCGGCCGAAGGATCAGCGAAAAAGCCGACGACGTTGTAGCGCTCGAAGGTCTCCCGGACGGTCTGCTCGATCTCGAGGCGCGGTGGCTGCCAGCCCTCGCCCTTGGGGCCGTCGGGCTGGGACCAGATGCCGATCTTGAACAGGTGCTGCTGGGTGACCGAGTAGCCGATGAGGACCGTGGAGTCGGCGATGCCGATCTTGCGGCCCTCGGAGCCATCGAAGCCGAGAGTAATGGGCTCGTTGGTGGTGACGGTCTTGCTGTGGTCCTCGATCGCACGCAGCTCGGGCATAGTCAGCCAGGCGTCGGAGGCGGCGCCGATCTGGTTGAGGAAGTCGGCGCACATCTCGGCGGGGTCGTTGTCCGTCTCCCAGAAGTCGTCGGCAGTGCGCTCGATGTCGACCCAGCCCGGTGAGCAGGGAGGTTCGTGGATGGCGCACCCGCGGGGGTCCGCTGAGGCGTCGCCGTAGGCGATGCGCAGGCCCTCGATGAGGCTGTCGCGGTCGGAGATGTCGGTGTCCAGCGGTGCGGCCCTGTGGTCGTACAGGAGGCGTCTAGCAGCGGCCTCCTTGACCTTGCCGGCTTTGATCTGCTCGGCGTAGCGGGCCGTCGTCTCGGCGACCGAGTTCTCGCCGATCGTGTAGGCGTTGGGGGTCTCGATCGTGACGCCACCGAGCTTCGTGGCGTTGTTACGCAGCGTCTTGGCGAGCTTGGGGCCGCCGTTGCTGGGCACCCAGGTCTCGGTCTGGTCCAGGACCGCCATGACGGCGCGGGCGCCCTTGACCGAAGTCGCCGAGGAGGTCCGCTTCTCGATCCTGCCGCGGCGCATCGTGACAAAGGAGTCCAGCGGGTCGACGTCGTACTCATCCTGAGCCGGTGAGCCCCGTAGCATCTCCAGCAGCGGCGCCCAGGTGTTCGCGGTCTGGTCGTCAGTGGTGGCCGTGACCTGCACCAGCGGAGTCCGCCTGGTCGCCCACGGGACGCCCACCGGCTGGCCGGCGGCATCCCACCCATCGCACAGCACGGGCCCCATAGCCTCAACACAGCAGATCGCGGCCAGGAACGGGCTCTTCCCCCATCCACGGGGACGAGAGATGACCGCGCGGGACTTCACACGCCTGCCCGTAAGCGGGTCGAGCTCGTAGAGCCGCACGAGGAAGTCCAGCTCCTCCTGCGTCGGAACGAAGGGCAGCAGGTCGTCGCAGTCGGGCTGCAGGAGGAAGTCAGTCATCCAGTCGGCGACGTCGTACCCCAGGGTCGGGAACTCATCATCCTCATCCAGCGGGGACCACGGCATCCGGCCGCACCCCCTCCATCATTCGACGACGCGCAGCACCTTCGAGCGAGCCCGCGAGCGCGATCCCGACGCGGCGGTGGGCTCTGCGACCTCAACAGCGCCTCCTGCCTCGGCGCTATCGGCGACAGCGAAGGTGATGCGCAGACGGGCGCGGTCCTCGGGGGTGGCGCCGAACTTGGCGACGCGCAGGCGCAACTCGGGGCCGAGCCTGACATCGCCCTTCCAGTAGCGGGCGTGGAGCAGAGCCGTATCCATCAGGAACGCCCAGTCGACGTCGGTGTAGTCAGTCGACAGCGGCGACTCGGCCCACATGCGCCACCAGCGCTCGGTGATGGCTGGCCAGTGGAAGCGCTTCTTGTGGACCGTCCCGTCGTCGTCGGTGACGTCGACGTAGATGGTCGGCAACCTCGGCTGGGTAACCGGCACAGCGGGTAGGACCTTGAGCGGCTCCGGATCTTTATTACGGCGCGCCCGCTTGGACGGGTCCTTGGGCTGCGGCCCCCTGCCTGCCACCTTTCCACACCCCCAAATCCCTGTTATTCCAACGAATTAACCGTTACACTTGAGTCTATGAGGACATGCGGCAGGCCGGGGTGCGACCGCCAGATCAGCGGCTCGAAGCGGGCTGATACCCGCTTCTGCTCGACACGCTGCCGCGTGGCCGCGCACCGCGAGCGCCGCCGTCGCGCCGCCAAGGCCTGCCCCGTGCCCGCCGAGATGCTGACGATGCCGAGATGGGTCAACCACGACGAGCACAAGCGCCCCATCTGCCCGTCCACCGGCCGGTGGGCGTCAGTGACCGACCCATCGACCTGGGACACCTGGGAGGCTGCGAGCAAGCGCGACAGCCGAATCGGCTTCGTGCTCGGCGGAGGCATCGGGTGCATCGACCTGGACCACTGCCTGGACGCCCATGGGCGACCGAGCGAGGCAGTGGTCGAGCTGCTCGAGTTCTACGCCGGCTCCTACGTCGAGGTCTCGCCGTCGGGAGACGGGCTGCACGTGTGGGGCACGGCCCCGGAGCGCCGCGGCTTTCGACGCACCTGGAAGGGCCAGGCGGTGGAGTTCTACTCCCAGGACCGCTACGTGACGGTCACCGGGCGAGTTTTCCGCCCCGGGGCGCTGCTGCCCCTCTGAACGGCCTCACACGCAGCCTCAAAGGCATCCCAGCCAGGCGGCAGGGGTGCCATATTTCGTTGCAATCGCGGCAGAAAGTCGCGTTCTCAGAATCCCCAGACCCGTACACAGAAAAAACGACAGCATCTCACGGTGCTGGGGCCGGGCGGGGTACGGGGTCCCCACCCCCGCCGGCGGTCGGGATGAGCCCTGGATGCGGTGGCCGGCGTGGTGCTCGGGCCGCGCGTAGCGCCGCGAGGTCGGCACGCGACTCCCGCTGCGTCTTGCGCTTGTGATGCCACGAGCACAACCACTGCAAGTTGGAGACGTCGTGATCGTCTCCGCGCTCGATGTGGTCGCACTCGCAGCCTGGTTCGACGCACCTTGTTCCATCGCCCATGACACCTTCGCACTGACCGCCTGCGCGCTGAGCGACGAAGGCGCGACGCAGCTGCCAGTCATCGGGAAGACGTGAAGAGCGGTCACTGCTCTGCCAAGCCACCATGACAACCTCCCTCGGCTGAAGCGGCTGGGCGCAAGTGTCCCGCTGACACCAAGGATGCAATACGATCGAACGCCTGTCCAGACGGTAGCGCGGACGGCGTGTCACACCAAGACCACAGGGCGCCGTAAGACGAGACGTAAAATCATCCAGTCCACTCAATGGTGAGAAAGGAACGACGATGTTCGGACGTAAGAAGGAACGACCCATCAACATCTTCTTCTCGGAGAAGGATGGCACCCTCCGCCTCTACCCCGACCGGCTGGAGAAGAAGGAGGGTGGGTCTGTCGAGACCCTCCCCCTCAGCCAGCTGGAGGGGGTGCGTCTTGAGGACGGGGAGGAGCTATCTTCCCGAGTTACGATGACCCGCCTGGTCGCCCTCGGGGTATTCGCCCTCGCAGTAAAGAAGAAGACTGGGGGCGAGAAGTTCCTGACCATCGAGAGCCCCGACGTCTTCTGGACGATCGAGGTCTCCCGCAAGATGGCCGGTGCTGCGCAGCGCTTCATCGGCGACATCGAGCAACAGCGCCGTCGCTCCTGACAGCCCGTCTTCGGTGTGTCTCCCCCTGGCAAGCGCAGCGCCAGGGGGAGACACATATCGAGCACAGGCTTACCAGCTTTGGGTAGGGCGACGGCCGCGCCTCCAGTCTGCGCGGTGTGCGGCCGCCTCGTGCTCGAGGACGTCGGGCCAGGCCACCCACACCTGTCCCGCAGAGCGCAGACTCCTCACCCTCTTCCGACGCCGCCAAGACTGAAGCGTGCGGTAACGCAGACCAGGCATCCGCTCCCGCACTTCGGCCGCAGTCACCCACTCCACCCCATCGGGGCCGGTCACGCTCACGACGCGGCCGCCTCGGCCTGAGCGGACCGAGCGACAGCCAGCGCCCAGCTCCGGGTCCTCTCCCAGTCCTCCTCGGTGAGCACGCTCCCACAAGCAGGCAGAGTGCAGCGCACCAGGCGATCGGCTCCCGGTACCGAGGGCGGGACGATCACCAGCGACCAGGCGCCGCACGACGGGCATCTCACGTCGGTGACCCTGCGTTCCGGCTCCTGGACCGGCCAACGGGCCAGCGCCCTACCAGTAGCCGGGGCCAGGTCGGCGATCATGTCCGCGGCCCAGGGCTGGGAGGCGACCCATTCCAGGTGCGGGGCCAGCCAGGAAACGAGACGACGTGTGTCCTCTGGCTCCCTGGGTCCAAGGATCACAGGGTCGGCGCCGCCGTCAGCGACGTCAGCCCAGTCCAGCGGGCCGGCCACCGGGTGACCTTCCGACCATCGGCACAGCCCCACCGGCAGGCTGCCCGCAGTCGGGTGCTCCACCGCGACCTCCTGGGCCCAGGTACCCAGGATCGCGTGCAGCTCATCGGCCGCCACCAGCGCGTCCGAATACAGGCATCTGGATCCCGGCGTCGACCGGCTACCACGAGAGCGTCCCAGCGGGCTCCTCAGCGAGGGAGCCCCTATGTCGAACAGGTGTTCAACCAGGGATGGCAGGGTGCGGACCGAGGACTGAAGACGCCCCCAACACCAGGAGCACAGCACCCCGAACTCCGCCTGACGAGGCAGGCAACCGGCGCACTCAACCTCCTCCGGCTCCCCGTACTCATCCCGGCCCCAGGCCCAGCCGTCGCACTCGGCCAGGTGATGGCCACGAATCGTGCAGCCCGATGCGCACTGGCTCATCGCATGTCTCCTTGCAGCTTCATCATGAACGTGGCGGCCAACCCCGCCTGAGTAATGACCGACCCGGCGGACTCGAAGAAGAACCCGTTGCCGGGATCCGAGACGTCAGCGGTGTCGACCAGCTGGACGGCCACAAGCCACGCGCCACCCAGGGACCCGGGCATCTCATCAGCCACATGCGCGGCGATCGCCTCCTCAAGCACCCGCCTCGTAGCAGCACTCACCGGTGGATCACCTCATCCCCAATCACCGTGAGCACCAGCGCAGCCCACGTCCGCCGCAGCTCACGATCCGCTTCCTCGAGAGAACCCGATACATAGAGGTTCTGGTCATCCCGCGTCCGCCGCAGATCCTGACGGCACTCGGCCCAGCCCTCTTTGAGGACGCTCAGCAATCGGTTCATCTTCTGGTCCTTCGCCGTCGGCGTGGTCTTCTATGCCCGCTGCCAGGGGGCGCGCCTCCCAGCCCGGGCCCAGTCCCGGCCAGGCCCCTCCCAAGCCCTGTCCCAGGACCCGAGGCCCGACCCTGCCCGGCCCTACCCGACCCGGCATATCCAGATTCCGTACCCGGCGGATCTGTCTCGATCTGTCCGGATCTGACCTGATCTGGCAGATCCGGACAGATCGAGGAGGACGGCTGCGCCCCGGGGGCTGCGCGTGCGGCGTCCTGCGGGCCGCCGGCGGGGTCAACCGTCTCCACGTGTGCCTCATCATCACCGCGCACTGACGGGCTGCCCAGCTGGCTGCTGGACGGCCTGCCCCAGCGGAGCTGGGGTGCTCGACCCGGCCGTGTCCCTGCCTGGCTGGCAGGTCGGCCAGGGAACGTGTCTGGCGCGCGGGAGGCCTCGGCCGCTGGGGCGGGCCTCTCCTCACCGGTGGTGAGGGGCTCAACCCGACCAGCGCGGTCCGACTGGCTGTCGGCGCGCCCGGGGAGCCGGTGATGAGCTGCCTGGTCCGGCTGGCTGCCGGGCAGGCTGGATGTGGAGACGGGTCCAGGCCGGGGCGACTGGCTGCCGGCCCCGGCTCCGTCGACGGTCTGCGAGGACGTCCGCACGTCGCTGCCCGCGCGCAGGGGTTTGGTCCCCTCCGCGGCGAGCTCGGGCGGGCGCATGTCGTGAAGCGCCAGGACATCGGCGTGGCTGTTGAGCCACTCACGGGTCCGCGGCGAGTAGTACGGGCGGTCCGGAGGAGTCAGCAGCGGTCGGATACGATCGGCCGCCGCCATTCCCTCTGACGGGGGGAGCCCTTTGGAGGCGTTGCCCCGGATCGAGTTGCACGAACGGCACGCCACGACCTCGCTGCGCCACGTACCCGACTGGCCGGGCAGGCGATGGTCGTAGGTGCCGCCTTTGCCGCCCTTGCGGTCGGCCCAGTTGACGACCTTCCCGCAGTAGCGGCACGCGTCGCCATCACGCCAGCGCACCGGCACAATGATCGACAGGTCCCCGTTGTTCGCCTTACGGTCGCGCTCCCACGCGACCTCCTCAGCGGTCTTGATGTGGACGAAGTCCGGATCCGCCACAAGACGGAAGAACCTCCTCCCGGATCCCGGCTCAACGTCCTGCACTCCGTAGCCGGCGAACGCCGCTAGCTCGAGCAAGTGATCGGCCTGAGACTTCGAGCCGGCCATCTGGACCGCAGACGAGTACCAGAAGACGTAGTCCGTCAGGTACTGCGCGCTCATCGCCGCAAGACGCAGCATGAACCCGAACACCTCGTTAACAGACCTGTCGTCGGCGTCCGGGTGCTCCGCAACCGCCAGCACGATCGGGTGCGTGGCCGCGGTGTCAGTCAAACGTGCCCAAGGCATGGAAGGGGGATCTCTCTCGCTAGCAAAACAACGGGACATCTACAGCGCCAGGCGGCTCTCGGCCGCGAGCGCGATGGCGTCTCATGGGGGCTCCACTCAGAACGGGGGCTCGTCGGTGCCGGGAGGCATCTGCCCGTAGGCCGGCCATGAACCGCGTTGAGCATGAGGGTCAGCGGGGGCGCCGTTGGGCGCCTGCCGGGCGGGGGCCTGCGGCTGTGGCTGGAGGCCGGAGCCGAAGGCCGTGGGACCGGCCGGGGATCCGCCTCGGGGCTGGCGGGTGACCTGGGCCTTGGCGTAGCGCAGGGAGGGACCGATCTCATCGACCTGCATCTCCACCACCGTGCGGTTCTCGCCCTCACGGGTGGTGTAGGAGCGCTGGACCAGCCGGCCCTGGACGATGACGCGCGTGCCCTTGGTCAGCGACTCGGCCACGTTCTCCGCGGCGTCGCGCCAGATCGAGCAGCGCATGAACAGGGCATGGCCGTCCTTCCATTCGCCGGCCTGACGGTCGAAGGTACGCGGCGTGGAGGCGACGGTGAAGGAGGCCACCGGATTCCCCGACGGGGTGAAGCGCAATTCCGGGTCCGCGGTGAGGTTGCCGACCAGAGTCATCACGGTCTCGCCAGCCATCAGCTGCGCTCCCTCATGCGGTGGTGGGCGAGGCGGCGGCCCAGGACGACCGCCACCGCCACGACGGCGACGACGCTCATGCCTTCCCAGCCTCGTTCTCAGCACCGACGAACTGGGGAACCCGCTCGTAGGTGGCGGTGAAAACGGCGGGATCACAGGCGTAGAACTCCCCGGCGACGCCGCGGATGATCCACCACCCTTGGGGAGCATGCATGACACCCTCAGCAGTAGCAACGAGGAAGTGCCCAGTGGCGGGGTCGATGCTCACGCCGCTGGCTGGCGCGGGGACGCGGCCCTCCAGAACCTTCAGTGGATCGAAGGATCCCAGGGTGTTGTCCTCGATCCACCGGTAGACGGCACGGTCATGAGCCGCATCGCCGCTCAGCTGGGCTGCCTGGACGGTGATGGGCAACTTGCGCCAGGTACCAACGACTTCAGTTGTGCTGATGGTCTCGACAGCGAAGGTGGGCATGGGGATCTCCTTGTCTGGTCAGTCGGAGCACCGGCACTCGCCGGTGAGTGGGTTGATGGGGCGCCCGCAGGAGAAGCAGAGGTCCTCCTGCGGGGGCCGGTAGTCGAAGCGATGACGCGGTCGGCGTCGAGCAACCACCTTGGGTGTCGGAGTGACGGCTTTGGCAGGAGAGGGGGCCGGCTCGACGGCGGCCTCACCCGCACCCGTAGGCCCGGCCTCAGCTGTCGCTGGGGCGGCGCAGCTCTTGCACTCACCGGAGCGCCCATAGGGCGTGGTCGAGGCCGGCCAGCCGTTGGTGATGCCCTCACTGGGGCGCATGGCGGCGCCGCAGGAGCGGCAGTGGATGGGGCCTGAGGAGAAATCGATCAGGACCCGTTGGGCGCGGTGGGTTGTGCTGGTAGCCATGAGGTCCTCCTTTCAGTGTGTGGGTAGTCGGAGCGGGCCAGCAGGCCCATGGAGTGGCTGACGGCGCGGTCGTGGTCCTTGCAGTGGATGACGTGGTCCACCTGTCCGGCGGCGATCACCTCGCCGGTGCGGTGATCCAGAGTCCTGACGGTGTCGCCGACGCGGATCTCGTAGAAGGCCGCTGGCGCCCAGGTGGTGCTCATGAGATGCCTCCCCGGTCGTAGAGGGAGAGGTGGAACTCGTAGACGGGCCGGGCCAGACGCTTCTTGGTGACCTCCGGGTGGCGGCGCAGGTCCGGGCCGAGCAGGTGCTTGGCGTCGTCGTCGGGCAGGACGCCGGCGTCAACCAGGCCGTCGACGATGGGCTTGACCGTGGACATGAAGTTGTGTGGGTCACGCCGACGGCGGTCGGGGAAGGCGATTTCCACGACGAGGCGGGCGCGCTCAAGGCGCGGCGCGCGGGAGAACCTCGCGGTCTGCTCGGCGAGCTGACGGATGGTTCTGCGTTTGGAAGCGGCCTTGGACCAGTGGTTCCGGTCGTTGAGGTTCAGCACGTCACTGGCAGCCAGGCGGATCACCGTCTCCCAGACAGGTTCCGAGCTCATGAGGCCACCTCCTGCACCTGGCTTGTGGGGGCAGGCTTGAGCGGGCCGAAGTCGACCCTGATGCCGTTGTCGCGCAGCCACTGCCCCAAGGAGTCGCCGCCCCGAATACGTCCCTGGAGGGCGTCAACGAGGAACCTCAGTAAGGAGAATGCCTGGGCAACCTCGCAGTCCTTGGTGGCCACGACGTCGGAGCGCGAGGAAGCGTCGACGGGCTGTGCGGGAGCGGTCAGAGTCGCCTCGATCCCATCCTGGTGATCGAGCTCGACACGGATAGTGATCCTCATGCCGCGTCACCCCCGAACGGGACTTCGTCGTCGGTGAGGTAGCGGGTGATGAGGTCTGGGCGGTGGCCCTGCCAGGAGGTGATGATGCGCCCCGAACCCGGCGCCCGCAGAACGACCGCCGGCGTGGTGGTGATGCCCCGGGAGAGCAGCAGGCTCTGGTGGCTCTCGGCGGACATCTCGGTGAACGTGACGCCCTCCTCGCCCAGGAGGCGGGTGGTCGCACGGCACGCCTCATGCCCCTGGGCGGTGTAGACCTCGACCAGGACCAGCCCGTTGGCTGGCGAGGCGTGGCCGGCCACGAGGTCCAGGGCGGTCAGCTCACCGTCCCGCTGCCGGTCATACCAGGCCGGCGCGTCACTGATGCCGGCGACACCCGCCATCGGTGTGCGCAAGGTGCGGGCGGTGAACTGGACTCCCTGGTCGGTGAGCTCGTCGATACCGTCACGGTCCAGGTCGTCACCGTCGAGGTAGCCGGTGATGATCTTCAGGATCTGGGAGACCACGCGGACCTCACGGCGCTGGCCGGCGACGACGTCGTCCCGACTGGTCGCGTCAACGCTGGGCGCCGGAGCGGTCGCGGTCATCTCCATGCCCTCGGACAGATCGGCGTCAATGCTCAGGTGCACTCTCATGCCGCGTCACCCCCGAACGGGCCCTCGTCGCCCTCGTCACCCTCGGTGTTCCCGGTGTTCCCGGAGGTCTCGGTGGTGCTGGTTTGGGTGCGGATCCAGTGCTGGATCTCGGTGACCAGGGCGTGCTCGGCCTCGCGGGCAGGCTCTCCGCCGGGTGGGGTGCCATCCAGGAGAAGGTCCATGAGGGCCTCAACAGCGGGGCCGTCGCAGGCGGGCACGCCCAGGGACGCCTCGCTGGTGCCGTAGGCGTCGCCGGCGGCCAGGACGGTCAGGCCCATCAGGGACTCCAGCGCCCCGCAGGCCACCAGCAGATGCTGTCCCGTGGTGGCTACCAGGGGCAGGCCGCCCAGGGCGGTGGCCGTGGCCTTCCAGGCAGCGAGCTGGTCCTCGGGGATCAGGAAGGAGGCCTCCTGGGCGATCGGCTCGGCGCACACGCGCAGCACAGCGGCGGCACCGTCGACGCGGTCCAGGCCGCTCTCGTCGAAGTACTCCCCCTGGGCTCGGATACGGATGGTGCGGCCCTCCAGGAGCCCGTCGACGTCGGTGGCCTGCAGGGTCTGGGCGGTGATGTCCAGGCGCAAGCGATCGGTGCCGGTGGACTTGAACACCTGGGTGATGACCTTCAGCGCAGGAGCGGTGAAGTCCAATCCCTCGGTCGTGTCCGTCTCGGCGTCCAGCTCGGTGGGGTCGTCGACCTCTAGCAGCGGGACCAGCGCGACCGCCGCCCGCTGCCGGTTGGTCGCGACCAGCGCCAGGCGCATGCGCTCGGCGTCGGCGACCACGCGGACGCGCTCCACCCCGCCTCCGTCCTTCTCCTTTCCCGTGTGCGGGATGACCGCCTTGATCGCTGCGGTCAGGTCCTCTGCCCGGCACACGGCCGATACCGTGGCCCTCAGCCCCGGTGCCATTGTTGGTGTCATGACTGGCCCTCCTCGGCCTGGTCCGTCCTGGTGGTCTTGGTGGTGGGTTTGGTGCCGGGGACCTGGTGCAGGTCGCTGGCGTCGGTGGCGTCCTCGACGTCCTGGCAGTAGCTGGCCTCGACGTCGGAGAGGGTGTAGCCGAGCTGTTCGAGGAAGCGCAGGTGCAGGCGGGTCATCATGGCGGACACGCCTCTGGTGTCGGTCCAGGTGTCCTTCTCGATGGAGCCCTCCATCGCTGCCAGCGCGAAGGTCAGCAGGGCCACCTCAGCGGCAGGCGCCGTCGGCAGCACCGCCCTCAGCGAGGGCAGGTCGCAGGCCAGCCGCTCCCGGCCCTTCTCCAGGGCAGTGGACGACACCCTCATGTGGGTCCAGCGCAGCACCGGGAAGAGGTACAGCGGCAGCCTGGAGCGCCAGGCCACCGCCGGGAGGCGGGTGCCCGAGGTCAGCAGCCGGTCCTGGATCCACTGGCGGCGCACGCCGTTGGCGGCGTCCATGGCCTTGTTGCGGCGGATCTTCTCCGCCCTGGCCTTGCGCTGCTCCTCCTCCATGGGCCCTGAGGTCGCCCCGGAGGTGTTGCGGGCCCACCGATTGCGGTGCCCGTGGGCCCTCCAGTCATCGCACCAGAAGGCGGTGGAGACTCCCACGACTTTGCGGGTATTGCTATTCCAATCGACCTCGGGGTGAACAACGGCGACGTGGCCGGGGCAGGAGGCGTGCGTCGCCTCGGTCAGGACCTCACCGTGGTCGTCGACCAGGGAGTCCAGGCGCTGACCCTTGTCATAGAGGGGCCACGCCTCGCCATGGCCAATGACCCGGATCCCCTGGGCCTCGAGCTCGGCGCGCTTGTCGGCCAAGAGGCGTTCCTCCTCGGCCTCAGCACGAGCCCGGGCGACGATGTGCTCGACCTGGTCGGGCCGCTCGATCGCATCGGCGACGGCCTTGGCCACCACCGGTGAGTCCTCCACGGCGTCGGTGGCGAGCTCAGCCAGGCGCCCGAGCCCCACCAGGTCGATCTGCGGGCGCTCGACTGCGGCCTGGCGCACGGCCTGCGGGGCGCTTGCCACGGCCCTGGCGGCCGCGACCTCCTCACCCCGGATACCCCGCCTGCGCAGGTCCTGGGCAGGCACGCCCAGGAGCACGAGCTGCTGGATCGCGTCGGCCCGCTCCGCGCTGTTGCAGTGCTCTGCCTCGTCATTGACCATCAGCTGGCTGGCGATCCGCTCGGCCTCGTCATCGACCCGCACCACCCGCACCGGCACACTCTCCAGGTGCAGGGCCAGGGCCGCGTCCAGGCGGCGGTGACCGTCCAGGACGACCAGGCCAGTCAAGGTCACGTAGACGTCGATGTCCTTGACCACGCCGTGAGCGCGGACCGTCTCCAGGAAGCCCTTGCCCGCCCGCAGGTCACGGCGCACGTTCTCCCCGGCCTGCAGGTACTCGGGGTTGACCAGGTAGCGGGCCCCCTCCACAACATGGTCCAGAGGATGGGTGGCCTCCTGGCGGGACAGGACCCTGGGGCCCCGCTCCACCATGGCCGGCGAGGCAGGCGCCGGCGGGGTCAGACCCACGTCTCGGCAGGTCTGCGCCAGGCCGGCGATCCCGTAGACAGCCGGGCTGTTAGGGGTCGCGGGGCGCTCCACGCCCACCCAGCCGGCCGCCTCCAACCGGTCCAGCACCCGGCGCAAGGTCCGACGATCCAGCCCGGTGCTCTGAGCCAGCACCGCCTGGGAGACCTCCACCGCCGGCTCCCCACCGGCCGCATCGAGCAGCGCGAACACCACCAGGCGGGCCTGCTCGTCATCGACGCCGATCACCGGCCGCTCCACTGTCGTAGTCATGAGAAAAGTCCTTCCTGAACACTGGTTCTGCGCTGCCTGGCGCGCGCCCGCGCGCCCTCCTCGAGCCACCTCGACGACACCGACTCCGTGTCACCGACCAACCTCATCGGCCCAGTCAGCTCACGCGCCGCCCACAGCACATGGGCCTCCACCTGAGGGGCCACCCGCCCGGCCTCAGCCAGGCAGGACGCCACCGCCCGCGCCGACCCCGACACGGCGGACGCAATCACCGCCACCGTCAACCGCAACGCCTCCGACTGCTGCAAAGGCGTCAACGCCTGCCACAGATCCCGACGCCGCCCCGACTGCACATTCCCACTCACGCCGCCACCGCCATCCGTGCCGCTCGTAAGGGCTGGTGAGGAGGAATGTCTCGGACGCGGAAGACCGCCGAGATGAACGGGTTCTGGCCGTGATGAACTGTGAGCGCTGCCCGTCCCGTCACCCGGTACCTGAGGCGCTCCAGCTCCGCTCGTGCCCAGCGCTCCAGATCCCGCTTCTCCCGCCCGAGCAAGGTCCCCTCAGCCGGCAGCGGCCAGAACACCGTCGCCGCAGAGCCCCGGATCGTCATCTCAGGGCACCCCCAACGGGTGCGCAGCCGCGCGGAGAGACGTTCCTCGGCTATGGCGGCTTGCTGCCAGTGCTTGAAACACATGCCTTGGCCCTTGTGCCGCACGGTGTTCGCCCACTCGTCTTCGGCGCGCTGGCTGCGGGGGCGCAGCATCGTGGTGCAGCCTCGGGCGATGCACTGGACCGGGCCGTGGGACCAGTCGATCTTCGTAGACCTCCGACGGCTCATGCCGCCACCCCCGACGGGTCATCCGAGCCAGCAGTCTCAACAGAGCTGGTGTCACCGATGCCAGGGGCGTCCCACCAGGGGCGCACGCCGGCCTCCGGCGAGAGCTCCAGCATGACCACCCCCGTGCCCACAAGGACGACGGCGGGGATCGCCAGCCCGGAGAAGGCCCATGCTCGGGTCAGGCAAACGACCAGGTTCCCCAGGATCAGCAGTGCGCCCAAGGCCAGCAGGACGGCGCCCCACCGGGCCTGCCGAGACGACAGTGACGGCGTCGGGACGCTTCCGCGCTCCTCTGCCAGGATGTCGAGAATGCTCGTCTCCCGGTACTCCCAGCGCGGATGTAGTGCCTTGCGGACAGACACGGCCAGAGCCGACAGGCGAGACCGACGCTGATGACGCGGCGTGTAGCGGGTTTCCATAGGTATACTCCTTCGTGGATTCATTGGTTGATTCCTTCGCCCCGCCGCTGATGCACACAGCGCGGGGCGCCTTCTTGACGAGGCAGGTGCGTGCGGTCGTCCGCGTAGTTCGCAACTCAGGCCGTGGGCTGCTTCTCACCCAGATCGCTCAGGTCGGGCGGGTCAAGCCCGAGCCGAGCGAACTCTGAGAGCGGGATCCGCACGTTCCTTCCGAGCCTCACCACATGCAGATCGCCCTTGGCGATGAGAGACCGCACCGTCGTCAGGCTCAGATCAGCGGCTGCGGCGAAGTGAGCGGCGGTGATGTTCGTGGGCTTCACCGGGAGCACCTCCCAGCGAGGTTCGTCTGGCATGCGGAGACGACGTCAGTAGCGGACGCACCTTCTTGGGCGGCGTACGTAACGAGCCCCTCGAGGTCCAGGCTGCGCAACCAGCGCTCCTCATCCCTGAGCCACTGGCTACCGAGCCCCTCGTCAATGGCCCGCATAGCGGCAACGCGGTACGCGTCAAGGTAGGCATCCTGCTGAGGGCCGGACAAGGACTCCTCTGCAGCCAAGGCATCCTCGTAGTCGAGGAACTCCTCCTCTGACCAGCCAGTCACGTCAGGCATCACGCCACCTCCTCACCGGAAGTAGCCGACGGCGAAGAAGCTGCGAGCGCCGTGTCTATGACGTGCGAGCCTGCTGATGTGTTGAAGAAGCGCTCTTCCGCGTCGGCGGTGAGCGCGGCGGCTGTGAGGCCGAGGCGCTCCGCGACGACGGCGAGTTCCGCTGGGGAGAAGGCGACCTGGCCGCGGCATTTGCGGCCGAATACGTTGGGATGCATGCCGATCTCGGAGGCCATCTCTCCCTGGCTGATGCGGGCGCGTCCGAGTTCGGCACGGACGACGCCCGACACCTCCTGGTCGAGGTCAGCGAACCGAATTGGGTTTGAGGTCATGGCAACATGATGAAACCCAATTCGGTTTCCGTCAAACCCACTTCGGTTGCGCTTTGGTAACGGCTGTGTCACTGTGGAGCCATGGCACGTGCAAAGCAGCTCAGGCCCGTCGATCACCTAACCCAGTCACTGCTTGCTGACGCGGTGCGTGAGACCGGCGCCAAGCACGCGGATGTCGGCGAGAAGGCTGGCATGTCGCAGAACCGGGTTTCGATCATTCTGCGCCTCGGAACGCCTCCTGCGACGGTTGGCGAGATCTCTGCGATCGCGCGGGCGATCGGTCGGAGCGGGTCGGAGTTCATAGCCGCTGCTGAAGCGGAAGTGGCGTCGGCGGCGACTCGTTCGAGCTCGGACCGTACCGGTTCGGTTGCACCTTCACTAAGCCCAGGTAACGGTACCCGTGAAGCTTCGAGGAGTGATGCGGGTGTCTCCGGTGACGCACGAGTGTTGTCGCTTCGCCCTGACGCACCTCCGCCCCCGCCGCTCACCGCAGCTGCGGCCCGCACCGTGGCCCACCGTCCTGAGTGGGAAGCTGAGGTGGCGCGCCGCGAGCGCGAAGTGGGCGGGCAGGCTGAAGGCGACTAACTTACGGGTAACAATTTAGATACAACGTCACATAAGACGGTCTAATCGGCCCATGTCAGACGGTGTGGGGGCAAGATGAGCCCACCTATTCACCTGTCCGGTTTCCTCCGGGCCTTCCCCCTCCTTAACTAACATGTCCCAAACAGATTGCGGGGCGCACACGCTGCGCCCCTGGAGCACCTTGCTCTCAGCCCATCCCAACACCGACGTATGGCCCACAAACTCCCTCCCGCCCACCGTCCTAGGGTGCACCGATGGAACTTCCATCTGGCTCACCGTCGAGCAGACCGTCGCCGAAGCGCGATGCACCCTCGTCCACGAGCTCATCCACCTCGAGCGCGGGCACAGCACCTGCCAGCCTCCTGACGTCGAGGCCGACGTCGCACGTGAAGCCGCCCAACGGCTCATCCCCATCGATGAGCTCGCCGACGCACTCACCCAGGCACGCAGCGAGCTCGAGGCCGCAGAACTGCTCTGGGTCGACATCGACACCCTGCGAACTCGCCTCACCTTCCTCGACGACGTCGAGCGAGCCCGCATCGGCCTGACGCACGACCTCGCCTGCTAAACCCCAGGAACAACAAAGGAGTCCCGCCGCCCGGAACGGGTGGCGGGGCTCCCTACTGCTTGCACGTCTATGCACGGCGTCGGCCTTCGAGGCGAACTATGTCGCCAGCGGCCTCCGCCTGTTCCGCCCAGGTCGCCTCACCGGCGCGCGCCGCCATTTGGTCCAGGATCATTCGCTCGTAATCGGCATCTGCTCGCTGGTAGTGCATCGCCTGCTCGGGCCGGGTCCAACCGAAACGGATCATGATGGCCGAAGTCGAGGCGCCAGCCTGCCCGTACCGCGTCGCGGCATAGTGCCGGAAGGCATGCCACCCGCCATACCTGCCCGGAGGGATCACTACGCCAGCTGCCGACAACGCCGACCTCAGAGCCTTCCACGCCGTCGAATCCCGCATGTAGCCACCCCGCGGCGCCGGGAACACGATCCTGGCCTCCGCGAACCGACTCAGATGCTCCGCGAGCGCGGCGGCGGTAGACGGTGTGACCTGGACTCGGCGCGGCCGCTTGGTCTTGGTGGGACCTCGAGTCAGGTCCGTGCCTGCACGTACAAGGGAGTGGGCGACGTCGATGGCGGCGGCAGTGGTCCCCAGGTGGAGGTCGTCGCGGTGGAGTGCCAGGGCCTCGTTGATCCGTAGGCCTGCGTCGGCGAGAAGGGTCACCAGGGCCGAAAGGTCGGGGCGGATCACCTCGGAGATGGCGGCAACCTCTGTGGGGGAGAGGAGATAACGCTCTCCCCTGGTCTGGCATGCGGTCGAGGCACCGCGGATACGGCAGGGGTTCTCGGTCAGGGAAGTCGCCTCGGAGTCAACGGCGGCGGTAAGCATGGCCCGCAATGTCTGGTAGGAGGCGGTCCTGATCCCGTCGGAAGGCAGCGCCGAGTGCCATGCGGCGACCTTGCGGGGAGTGAGGTCAACGAGCCTGAGGGCGCCGAGCTCGGGGAGAATGTGGACACGAAGGTCGGAGCGACGCTTACGCAAGGTCCCGGCTGACCGGGTTCTCTCCAGCATGACGAGCCACTGGGTGGCCCACTGCTCGACGGTGAGAGCGTCCGCCTGCGCCTGCTTAGCCTCCGTCCGGCGGCGCGCCTCGAGCTCACCCGGGTGCGTCCAGGTGCCCGCCGCGACCTGCGCCCACACCCCGGCCAGCCAAGCCTCAGCTGCCGCCTTTGTCGGGAACGTCTCTGGTGCAGTGATTCTCGGCGGGCGCCCGTTGCCCGTCCACGTCGGGTCGTCGTAGCGAGCCCGCCACCGCTTGGGGCGCCCCTTCGGAGCCCGCTGATCTACCGTGCCGAACCTCAGCCGCCCAGCCATGCCGGTTCCTCCCGCGTGGGTACAGAATGGGTACACGCATACGCTACTAGACGCATCTCCACACTTCTCAACGACGCTGAGGGGATTCCGCAGTTTGCCCGTCATTGCAGGGTGAATCCGTCAGTTTCCACGCCTGGTCGGCTGAAACGTCAAACGACGTGATTCGGCGGGTGAGGCCTTGGTGACATCTACTCCTTCACCCTGGCGGGTCTGCTGGTCACCATGGGCAATGTCG